CAGCATCTTCTTCCAATGAACTGTAACTTCTGTAAGAAGCAGTAAGACCAATAATACCTGTAGTTGCGCTCAATGAAGCAGTACCTCCAACATAAGAAGGAGTACCATAAATACCACCATTTGTCTGAGGACCATCTAAAAGAAGTTCAAGAAGTACAAAATCTTGAGGAGTACCATTAGCATTTTTACCAATAAGTTCTTTTGCATATGCTTGCATTGGAATTCTAAATGGAATTGCATCACCTGCCGTAATGTTATAAGCAGAGTTAACAGATGAAACCAAAGTTTTATCAGATTTAACTTTCAATGACATCAAGAAAGACTCAGTATCCATTGGTGCACCAACTGGACCTTGTAATTTACCTGCGTTGGTTGTAGAGAAACCTGTTAATTTAACAAGAATTCTTTGAGACAAACCTGTAGCACCTGAAACTACAGCACCTGAAATAACTTGAAGAGTAATATCACCTGAAGGGATGATTCTACCTTTAGTTCTATCAAACAATCCGCCATCATCATCTAAATAACTTCCTGTATTGTAGAAAGAGTCATAAAGAGAAGTAGTTTGGAATTGAGTACCACCTGTTTTTACACCACTAGAGTTATAATTATTAGCAGCGTTATTGTAAACACCATCAAACTCAGAGTGTCTGTTATTAGTTCTAACAGAGATTTTAGGGTTAATGAAGTACAAACGACCAATCGGCATGTTCATAGCCTGAACAGAAACGATTTCATTTGCAAGTAATTTTTGGAAAACTCGTCTGATGATTGGGAACGCAACTGTCTCAAATGAACCTGAAGATGTAGCATCAGTTGATTCATTGATTAGGTAAGACGCTTGGTTCTCATATAACTGAGCGATGTTTTCTGCCATAGACCCTTCAAGGCCATCTAGCAAGCCGAACTGATTCCATTTTTCGGTAATCAATTCACGCTGTTCACGAAGTTGTCTGTATTCTTGACCAACTTTTCCTGAATTTAAAATTTCGGTAATTCCGTACATAATTTTTTTTTGTTTAATTTAAATAGTAAGAAAAATTCTATTTTTTATTTTTTCTTACCAAAATTATAGTTAAGTAATTGTTTAAACCTAAGACTTTCATCATTTTCGTTGATTAAGTTCTTTTCTCTAACAACTGCATTGTCAGTTCTATGAACTTTACCAACTTTATTTTGTATTGATTCATTTAACATTGAACCATCTTTAACTGTTTGCCCTTTTGCAAACTCATTTGTTAATGAAATATAAGTTTCTTTAATTTGTTCTTTCGTTTGTGCGTTTGAGAAACGATGAATAATTTGTAATTTTTCATTCTCTCTTAAAGGATGCTCAAGTAAAAACTTGTTTACAAATCCTGCTTTCAATGCACTAATTGTTACATCATAGACTTTATTCTCTAATGATTTAACTTTATTTGTAAAACCTTCATTTAAGGCTTTATTTTCTTCTTTAAGTTTTTTAATTTCTTCTTTCATTTCCCCTTCTTCTTGTACTTGTGGTTGACCTTGTTGTAATTTTTGACCAATTTTTGTATCTGCAAGAGAAACAGTACCAATAGTTTTACCAGCACCAGTTCTCATTTGATTAGAAAGTGTAGTAATTAAACCAACTATTTCTTTTGGTTGTAATATACCTTTTCCTGCGTTTTGTCGTCTAGTATTTAAAGCAAGAATTTGTTTACCTAAGTTATTTGCAATAGTTTCAAGTTTTTTAACTTCATTTGCAAGTTCAGCATCCTGATATGCCTGTCCAATTTCTCTTGCATATTGACCAACAGCTTGTTTAGCTGTTGAACCAAGATTACCAATAGTATTGCTCAATTTTCCAAGAACACCTTTAAAGCCACTAAAACCTTCATCAAAGGGTTCTTCACCTTCTTCCATTGGGTATTCCATTCCTTCTTCAGCAAGAGAACGTCTGTCAGGTATACCTTGAACTTTTCCACCACGATTCTTTCCTGGACCTACACCTCTTTTTGGTTGACTAGAAATTGCAATACCTTCTTCTAAATCATCTTCATTCATTGAATCAATCATTTCTTCAATTTCAGCTTCAGTTAAGTCCATATAATCTTCTTCAACATTTGAAGCATTATGTAAAAATTTACTTGTACGTTTTTCTGGAAGAACTCCTGGGTCTTGAAATCCTCCATCTTCATCTTCAAGCAAGGCACTCATTTCTTCTAATTCTTCTGTTGTCATTTCTTGAAACATTTCTTCAAGTTCAGAACTTTTTGCACCCTTTTGCATTTTACTAAAATTACTTGTTTCTTCAACATCATGCATAATTTTATACCCATCCATTTCATCAAGCATTTTACTAACTTCTTCATCAGTCATTCTTTCACTCATATTTAAATCTTGATGACCCATTTCAACTTCATACACAATATCTTCATCTTGTGGTCCAAATATTTCTTCTTCTTCTGAAGATGGGTTAGTATAACGACTACCATTCTTTCCTGATGGAGTAATAGGAAAAGGTCTTTCTCTTTCAGGATTACCTCCACGTCTATATGAAATATCTGTAGTACGTTGAGGCTCTTCATCTTCAAATAAATCTTCTTCCATTTGATGATATCCTTCATAATATGAACCTTCTTCATCCATCATTGGATTACCATGACCTTCATAATATGAATCTTCTTCCATATAATCTTCTTCCATTTGATGATATCCTTCATAATATGAATCTTCATCCATATATTTATTTTCTTTAACAATGAAAGAATCGGTTTCATCCATATTGTAATATGCTTCAACAAGTCTATTAAAGCTAACATCTCTCAAGTCTTTTAATACTTCTTTTTTACTATTTTTCATTTTTGTATTATTTCTTTTAAAATTTTCATTTATTTTTTCTAAGCTTTCTTCATCATCTTCCTCCTCTTCTTCATCACTTGGCCCAGCTAAAACTCTATCATCAACATCGACATCATTAAATTCATCTTCTGATTCATCATCATTAAATTCAATATCTTCTTCATCATCAGTATCATCAACTTCTTCCTCATCATCTGAGTCATCCATATCTTCTTCATCTGAATCATCCATTTCCTCCTCATCGTCCATTTCTTCTTCATCATCAGTATCGGCAACTAATTTAAAACCTTGTTCTTCTGCTGCTTTTCTTAAATCATCTAAAGACATTTCTCCTTCGTCCGAATCATTCATATCATCTTCATCAGAATCCATATCATCTTCATCAGAATCCATATCATCTTCATCAGAATCCATTTCTTCAGATTTTTTAAGTTCTGATAAAATTTCATCAAGAGATTCATCTTTTCCCTGAACAGTTTTGTCCTCAGAATGGGTAAAACCTTCTGTTTCTTCAGAAATCAATTTCTCAAATAGTGCTGCTGATTTTTTCTCTAGCAAGTCTGCACTTTCATTAATCAATTGCTCTTTAGCAAGTTCCAAAGATTCATTTTTAATATTTTCAAGTTCTTGTAAACTATCTTGTAATAATGATTTTTTATTTGTCATTTTTTTATCTTATATATTATTAATTAGTGAAAAAAATTATGGATTAATTATTTTTCTAATAGAATCATCATATTTTTTTAGTTTATTGTTTTGATTAATAACCGACTCATTTATATCACCATTCTTTGTTTCCAAAAACAAATAAGCATTAGGTGTAGAAGGTGTTGCAACTAAATCAAAACAAATAAGTTCAAAATCATCTTGAACAATATTTTTACCACCTACCTTTTTAACACTACCTAACCCTCTTGATGAGATACCAAGTTTAAGATTTCTTTGTAAATAAAGAGCGATTTTATCACCAATAGTCCAACCAAGACCTTCTCTTAGGAATGAATCACTAACAATAATGTCAAGTGTTCCATAAACAGCATTACCTGACCACCATGTTTTGGAAATTCTATGAGAAATGTTTTGTAAAGAGATAGTAACGGAATTACCATTCCATAATGCATATCCGTTATCCCTGACCAAAAACGTGCTATTTGGTGTTTCAATACATACAACTTTACCATTATAATCTTGTTTTTCTACTTTAATATCTTCAATATTTATTTCATTAAGTTCAAATTCATCGTCCCATAAAGAATTTTTAGGAATAAATAAAGAATTGGTATTACTATCTAAAATTTCTTGAGCAGTAATGAAGAACTTTTCTTTTTTGTTATTATTTACATAAAATCTGTGATTTGGTGTTACTAAAAGGTCCATATATCTACCTTTCAATGAAATCATTTTACCATTATATTCTTCATTTATTACTGTTAATACAGGTTGTAATTCAATTTGATTAGTTTCTGTATTTAATGTAAAAACTTTTTCACCTACGACAACATCTTTAATTAATTTCCAACCCGATTCAGTAAAAACTTCGGCTGTTTCACGGTGACATTCTGGGTGGTCAGCTTCATTGAGTGCTGCATTATCACTAATAAGTTTTTGATATTCATTTATTTGTTTTTCTAATATATTTCTAGGGTATACTCTACCATTACGGTTAAGTACATCAGCTTCTTGAAGTTTACAATCAATATAGAAATGACCATCAAAATCATCTCTTCTTGCTTTTGAGTTTAAATCCTCAAATATTCTTTTATTATTTAATGTTAAATCATTTGTAATAATACCTGCATCAGTTTCAATCAATAAACCATATCCTTCTTGTCCTTCTGTTAGTAATTGTATCTTACTCATTATTTTTTGAATTTAAATTTTTAATCTCAAATAGTTTGGATAAGTCATCAATAGCAGTTTCTTTATTATATTCTAAGGAATCAATGAAATTGAATGTTTCAGTTAAAACTTCTGAACTAATATTATCTTTTTCTGTAAACAAAAAAGTTTTAGTATTTTTTTTATAATTTTCAAATACTGTTTTTTTCTTTTCTTCATCACCTTTGATGAAATTAGAAATTACTTCTACATCATCATCTTGCATACTTGAAAATCTTTCTTGTATTTTCTTTTTAGCCAAAAGAAAAATATTATTTACGGTAAAATATTTATCAGTTTTTTGTAATAATGCCTCTTCTTTTTTTGTAAGAGACTCAATTAAGAAATTTACTGATTCATGTAGTTTATTAACATTAGTAACTTTTTTAAAAACACTTTCATTTATAACATTTTCAATGTTTTCATTTAAACGAATTTTATCTTCTGTTAAATCAATTTCTTTTAAATCAAACTTTTCAAGTTTTTTATTTTCTTGTAGTAATTCATCCTTGTCAATTTTAGATAATGCAGAAATATTTGCTTCAATGAATCTTAATGATTCATTATATTCAAGATTATGTTTTCTTAAATTCTCATAAATTGTGTACTCCAACATTAATATTGGTGAAGATTTAATTGTAGCTAAAAAAGATTCATACAAGTTTGTATACTTATTAGTTTTATCAATTAAATCTTGAGAATAAGCTTTATTTAATTTTGACTTGACATTACCAAAATTTACCATTTTTATTATATTTATTATAAATAGTGTAAATTATTATTCTTTTAACAATCTCTGCAATTCATTCGTTTTTTTAATAATTTCCTCACTTAAAAAACCTGCACCACCTGCTGCACCGCCACCGCCACCTGAAGGAGGTGGTAATGAACCCTCTCCACCTGTTGGTGGTGGTGCTCCACCGCCCATGTCAGCACCTCCACCTAAACCACCGCCCATGTCAGCACCTCCACCTAAACCACCACCTAAACCACCACCTAAACTATTGTCTAACTGCTGTGCTTCCTGTCCTTGCTGTGGTTGACCTTCCATTTTAAACCCTGCATTTTTATACTTAATCATTTTATCCATCACACCTGATGTTTTAAGTAACATACCTGCACCTTTAACTTCTTCACCAATCTTAGATTCAAGCATTTGTTCTTGTAGGTCATTAATGATATCTTCTTCAGACATATGGAAGAATTTCTTTCTTGCCATCATTTCTGACATTGGTTTTAAACCTGAATTTTGGTTTGGTGTTGTTGCTTGTGCATAAACCTCAAACTTAGATTTCCAAATTTCAAGTTGTAATAAATCAGATGCAGTTGATGGGTTATTGAGGGATAATTTAAAATCATCAATATATGATTCATAATCACCACCAAGTAAACCTAAATGTATAATTGCTATTTTATTTAATTCAGCAAGTAATGCTTGTTGGATACGATTAACTTTTCTTGCAAAACGAATATCAAGCATTGAAAGATTTTTACCTTCTCCTGATGCTTGGTCAGATGAAAAACCAAGCAATGTTTTATGAATACCTAAACCTGTAAATAAATTATCACGAAGATAATTAATATCAGAAATTGCTTCCAAATTACTAGCACCAGGTAAAGTATCAACAAAACTTCCCGAAGAAGTACCTCTATCGGCAACAAAGATATCTTCATCCATTGAAGCGATATTATATTTAAAGTTGATATCACCTGTTTTAGGGTCAACCAATTTCTTTTTCTTTACATTGTTTGCAAATGCTTCAAGAATTTGAGGAACGTCTTCAGGAGGGACATTACCAACAGGAACTTTATAAATTCTTCTTTCTGCTGCTCTTGTAACACGATAAACCATCATCGCATCTTCCATCATAAAAAGTTGTTTATATGTTCTTCTTACTTTTTCATAAACACTACATCCATATGGAAGTCTATCACCTGTACCTAATAATCTAAAGTGAGCAACTTGATAATCTAAATATTCTTCTTCACCACCTGAATTAGGGTCTTTATATTTGAAGAATGCTCTAAATCTTTTTTTATTATCATATTTTTCATTTCTTTCAACAAATTGAGATGCAAGTTGTCTGAAATCTACAATTCCATTATCTTTAGACATTTCTAAGAAAACAAAGTTATCACCATATTGACACATATTTCTACACCATTGGAATAGATTTATGTTAACATCCATAACTTTATAAAAAAACCTCTCTAATTCTTTTTTTACTTTTTCAGATGAACAATAAACATTTAATATTTGACCATTATCACTTTTAGTTGTTGTTGCTTCTTCTGATAATAAATCCAACGCAGCACCTAAAATTGGATAACCATCCATTGAAAGATAATCATAGTAGAGCATCATTCTACTAGACTCATACATTAACTTTCTTTGGTCGTTACCCTTATCAATTTTTACAGATTGATTTCTATAAAACTTTAAGGCACTATCTTCTACTGCGGTTTTTGTTGCATCTTCAGTTGAAGCTGCTTTTATAAACTGTTTTTCTTGTGGTGGTTCAAGTCTATTATTTGTTGCATCTAGTGCATCAGTTGCTCTCTTAAAGAAAGTATTAATATTTGTTAATAGACCCTTTTTATCTTCTGCCATAATTAATAAAATACGTTTTTCTTAAATAGTTATCTTGTAAAGATATAAGGGTTATTATTTATTTTGACCGATTGACGTTCAGGAATTTCAATGCTATTACCATTTGTATACCAATCTTTTGGTCTTGATGAATCATTTATTCTTTCATAATTTTTATTTTGATTATCTTGAGTTATCATTTTTTGTTGAAACTCTATATTTGTATCAGTAAATTCATCACCTTTTCTAATCATTGATGATTTAGCCAAAGTAAGATAAATATTCAATTCATTTCCAATGGTTTTTGAAAACATATAAACAGCAAATAACATACCTGTTGCTATCAACAAGTCATCATGTGCTGAACGCATATGGTCATATCTATTTGTGTTATCATTGAATACAAAAGTTTTTATTTCACTTAATAATCTAATTGAATAAACAATTGCCTCACCTTCTCTTAATCTTCTTTCAAACTCTCTTAGTACATAATCACGGATAGCACCATTTTTCATTGTAAATCCTGGTTGTAGTTGACCTCTAGCAAATGATTTTAATTGTATTTTAATATCATTTTGTCTTGGTCTATCATAATGTAATTTTTTATATCTATTATCAATTAAATATTTAACAACAGATATACCCCAACCACCACTAACATCAACAATTACATATGCATTACCATATGTTCTTCCATAATTTAAACATAACTCACCCATTACTTCTAATGGAACTCTTGATTGATATTCTGCTACTTGCACAAGTAACATATTTACAACATCATTTTTAAATATTTGTATAGTTGAATAGTCACCATCACCACTACCTTTTGCAACGTCACAAGATAAAAAATAATCATAACCATCTATTGGGTCTTCCCATATCCAAAAGTTACCATCAAATTCTGTTCTAATTGGTTCTTTACAAGTCTTTTCTATCTTCATGATAGTTTCTTCATCAACAAGGTTACCACCTGAACCTAAGAACTTATTCTCTAACTCTTGAGCAATCTTTCTTGGGTCATTATTGAATGTTTGACACATATCTCTAAACCAAGAAGAAGATGGTTTATAACCCTTTTCTTTTAATTCATTATATTTAATAGCTTCTTTTTCCTCAATAAATTCATCACCTCTAACCCAAATTAAATCTTCATTATAACGAGGGTCTTCATACCAATTAATCTCAACTATTTTAAAGTTATTCTTTCCTGTTCTTGCTCCCTCATAACGAGCATAATATGTTGGGTCTAATCCTCTTGGTGTTGAATTTAATATAATTTGTCCCCCTGCTGACATTGTACCTGATGCAGATGACATAAATTCTTCACCCTCTTCAAGGAAGGCTGCTTCATCTATAAATAAAATATCAGGAGTAAATCCCCT